AAACCGGCTTTTTAAAACAGCCAAATTAAACCCCCCCTAAAATCTTGAAGTCCGATAAAACCGTCTCTGCCTTTTGTTGTCGGAAGTTGCATACAATGTACTGCCATAATTCTTCCCGGCATAAGTATTCTGTATAATTCGTCAACAATAAACTTAAACTGAGTGTAAAACTCTTCCAAGTCTTTGCAGTTGCCTAAATCTCTTTCGCTGTTGCTGTAAGTGTAAAGGCTTGCAAACGGCGGTGAATATATCATAAAATGTACGGAATTGCTCGGAATACCTTTTAAAACTACGGCGCTGTCACCGTTATAAAGCGCCATTCTATCATCAACATATTGTTTTATGCACTTATCATCCATTGCGGAACACTCATCCTTTCTGTTGCTATATAGCTTTCTGTCATTTTTGTTGCATTGTTAATTTCTGCTATTAAAATATCTTTTGTCCTCTCCGACAGTTCATTCATAAACTTAGTCGCTTGCATTTGTTTACGCTCAATATTATCTTTAACCGCACCCTCAGCTTTACTTGCTATCAAATAAGCATCAACAGGCTTTGTTTGACCGAAGCGCCAACACCTACGAATTGCCTGATAATACTTTTCAAAGCTATCTGATAAGCCTACGAATATTTCTTTATTACAGTTTTGCCAATTCATACCGTAACCGCATATAGACGGCTTAGAAACAAGAACACGAATATCACCGTTTGCAAAACCGAGCATTGCATCAACCTTATGCTTATCGCTGTCAGAGCCTTTAACCTCAACAGCTCCGTTGATATTTTTCTTTAATAACTCGCTTTCGGCGTTATAATCACACCATACAAGTACCTGTTCATCGGTTGAATTAGCAAGCTCGCAAGCCGCCTTAACTCTTTCATTTAGGCTGTCTTTTCTTGCTTGACTTCTCTGCTGTAATGTCTGCGTGGTTGACGGAAATAAGAGCATTTGTCCGCCGTCATCTTCAATTTCGGCATCAACGGTTACCTGATGCACAATAAGCTGAGGCAAAGAATACCTTTCGTCATAAAAACCTAATACGTTAGGATTTGGCACTACTGCCGCCCACGATGCTATCCAATCCCAAAACTTCTCGACAGCATGACCTTTAAGTCGCCATTTTGAAGTATCGCCGCCATCGTGAACAAAGAATGTTGCAAGCATTTCAAAATATCCCATAATGCCTAAAAACTCGCTGTGATTGCCAAGTTCCATATAGTCATTAGGTGCAGGCGTTGCAGACCAACAGGAGCGAAACGGTGTATATTTAAACTCGTCAATTAACTGTGTTCTCACTTTTCCGATGCTGTTCTTTAATATTGAGCTTTCGTCAAGCGCAACGCTGCCGAATGATTTGCAATCAAAATTATGTAATTTTTCATAATTCGTAATATTGACTGTGGTATTTTTTATATCGGCTTGAAATTCGCATATATTTACTTCAACGCCGAATTTCTCACCTTGCAGTTTTGTTTGTTCAGCAACCGCAAGCGGTGCAAGAATAAGTGAGGGTTTATTACTGTACTTTCTTGTTTCATCAGCCCATACAAGCTGTTGAATAGTCTTACCAAGTCCGCAATCCTCAAAGAAAGCACATTTACCTTTCTTTAATCCCCACTTAACAAGCATTTTTTGCCACTCAAACATATTGCTGTTAAGTTCATCAATATTTATATCAAATCCTGCATTTACAGCCTTTAACTGCTTAGATGCAATAAATTCTTGATAATTCATAAAAATTGCCCGATGTGTGTCGGTCTGATATGTAGAGGTGGAAAGTCAACGCCTACTACACACATTGACTTTTTTGCGTATAAAAAAATAATTTGGAATTTTAAGATATCAGTATCAACGGAAAAAAATAGTTGCTCGAGGTATTCCTCTACTACATATAAAAACCACATTCATAAAAGAGCCGACACCACATCGCTTTTACCTTTCTTTAAATTTCCTGAATGTAAACGCATACAAACGGCTCGCCATCTGTGTAGTATTTTCCACAGCTGCACATAACTATTTGCTTATCATCGTTATAGGCAACACCATTTAAAGCATCAGCGATAATTTTTATAATGTTGTCAGCATCAGGCTTTTTTGTCGCATAGATTTTGTTTTTCAACATCAGTTCACGATTTTTTCTGCTTGTCCTTTTTGGAATACTGAAAAAGGCATTTATATCAAGATAAATCGGCTTATCTCCGAATGTTTTGCCTTTGGCTTCATTCTGATAACTTAAAGCAACAAGCTTTTCGTATTCAGCTGTCGACTGAGGTGTATATGTATGAGTTTTTGTAACTCTCGGTCGAGCCTTTCCTTTAGGCTCACCGTCAATAAAAAATTGAATACTGTTCATTTACTTTTTCCTTTCAATTAAAAATTTCCGGGTCTTTGACATTGCCGTCCTTAATCGCCCATTGCAAAATAGTTTTAAACGGTTCTTTGCATTCGGAGTATCGTTCTATCTTCTTGCAATACTCATTAAGTGCACAAGGACTGATAAGCGAGTATAGCTTATCGTATTCAGCAATGGTTAATACTGTACCGGGATAATATTCGGTCATTTCTTCTTCGTCATATTGCGACCAATCAAAGCTCGATTTTTCGCAAGTAAGTAAGTTAGTAAATATATCATTATTACATTCTTTCATTATTACATTCTTGTTTGTTGTTATTTGTTTGTTATTTGTTTGTTGACTGTTTGTTAGTTGATTGTTAGATTGAGTATCACTAACGCTTGTAAAGTCTTGATAAACCGTGTAATTAAGCACTATTATCAATGTATTTTTGTTTGTTGATTGTTTGTTGATTTCGCCTGTTTTTTCTAAATGTTTTAAAGCCGTTCTAACTTGCTGTGTAGACAGGCCGTTTCTACTTGCTATTGATGCAACAGAAGTAACAAGAGAACCTCTTTTTATAACCTGTCCGTGCCAACAGTTATCTTGATGATTTGCATTTAATAACAGGTCGATAAAAACTTTAAAAACAACAGGATTGTCATACCATTCCCAATCAGCCAACTTACGATATAATTTAATCCAACCCTCCATAACATCAACTTTCTTTCATGTAATAACGCTTATACCTACAATGCTCTCCAAAGCGATTTATGCCGTTTTCCCATTCATCCGATATAGGATAGCCTTTTTCTCTCAATTCGCTTATACGCTTGCGTGGGTCGCCTATTCCGAGGTGTTCCTGAGCCTCTTTGACCGTTATGCTTCCGTATTCTTCAATATAACCAATAATTCTGTTTTTTTGCTTTGCTATTCTGCTCATAGTTTCACCTCTCAAAACGGTAAATCGTCGTCATCATCGACAATTTCTTCAAAGTCCGAACTGTCAACTGTTGCATAAGTCTGCGGTGGTTGTGAAAACGCAGGATTTGTACCTTGATTTTCAGCCTTTGAGCCGCAGAAAGAAACTTTATTTGCAACAACCTCTACGGATTTTCTCTTATTACCGTCACGGTCAGTAAAATTATTTGTTTGTATAGTGCCCTCAACAGCAATCATTGAGCCTTTATGAAAATATCTGCTAACAAATTCAGCCGTCTGTCGCCAAGCAACTACGTCAATAAAATCTGCCTGTCTGTCTTGTCCTTGTGGCTGATAATTTCTGTCAACAGCCATTTGGAAACGGATAACCGAAATACCGTTTTGACTTGATTTCAATTCAGGTTCGTATGTTAATCTGCCCATAAGGACAACGGAGTTAATCATTTGTATTTCACCTTCCAAATCTTACATAAATATTCATCAAGCTTGATGCCAAACACTTTATATTTTTCGTCAAAAGACTTTTGCCCTATCCTATGGGCCTCGGCGTGTAAGTCCCACCTTAACGGCATTACACGCATACCGAGATGAATAATATCTTTTCTGTTTCTGCCCATACCTACTGCATCCACATGATGAAGTTGCACCTTTGCTTTTTCGCCTGTAATACAGCAAGTCTTATTTGCAAGGCAGCAGTAAATATACCTTGATATATCAGGACTTCGCTCAATTAAGTTGTCTTTAGTCGGTATTCCCTCTTCAATGCAAAATTCGATAAGATATTCAAGAAAATCTCTCGCAACGGTCATTGAGCAATCAGAGAGTGAAAATTCTTTTTGCCCGGTTAAAGCAATATATGAATATTTCATAACCTGTTTTGTTTCATCAGGTGTATATCCTGTGTACTTTGCTATATCGTTAAAGGTTGCATAAATATGTTTACGCTGTAATGCCGATATGCTCCGTCCGTCATCAATACGGACAGAACATTCGGTTATTTGTCTTTTGTCGAGTAAGTAGGTCTTTTCAAACGGAACAATCAAGCTAAAGCTTTCATTTTCAACAATATCGGTGACATATCCGACTGCCTCATCCATAATGTCACCTATGCGAGTGGGTCGTTCTCAATATCGGCATTGCTTTCAACAACTGTTGTATCGTTCTCGCTCGGCGTTTCAACATTGCTTGGTGAAGAATTATCTTCTTCGTAGTCGCTGTCGATATAATCAACTGTACCGTCCTCATTAACAACAGCCATATCGCTGTCAAGTGCCTTTTGCATTTCAATGCTCATAATGCCCCACTTACTTATAAGCTGACGAAGCATGGTCTTTCTCGCCATGGCATCAAAGTCTTTTTCCCAAAAGGTATAGCCTGACTTTTTGCGATAACCCTTAGAATATTTAAGAGCAAAAGCCTCCATTTTGTTTCTGCTCCAATACATTGACTTGATAAAGCCGTTATGATAGCGAAACATTGCGTAGTAGCCGATTGTAGGGGTATTTTCCCTCTCTTCCTCGTCAGTTATAAGTGACACCTTGATTTCTTCATCAAGAGGGTTGTAGGACATGAGTTCGCCCTCTTTGATTTCAACTACATTAAGCCTTTCATAATAGCCCGAACGAATGGCAAGCTGAATATAGCCTTTATATCCGAGCTGAAATTGCGCAATTTTACCGTTCTTAGTATCGTAGGGAACAAGATAATATTGACCGAGCTGAGGACTTGGTGAAAGGTTAAGTGTTTCGCCAAGCAAAGCAGCTGTGATAATTGAATTAGCATCACATTCCTGTAATGCAGGGTTAATTGCAACAGCCGAAGAGATTGCCGCAATAAACCTTTCTGCCTTTTTAGGGTTGCCGAGAGTATTGTTGATAAGTGCCTTATATTTATCTTCCTGAATAGCTACGCTAAACTTTTTCTTTGTCTTAACAAGTGAATTTGCCATTATTATTCTCCTTTCGGCACATTGCCGTATTTGATGTTATATTGTGTTGTGAGTGCTTTCATAGCCTTGCGAAATTCCTCGGTAGTGTCATAAAAACGAACATCAATAGTTTTAGTTGCCTGCTGATTAACTGCTTGTTTTGGTGGTTGAGGAAGCTGTTCCTGCACCGTTTCAGCCGTCGAAGCTATTTCTTCCTTTGCCGGCTCACTGTTTTTCATTAGCTTAAGCGCATTTAGCCTTTCTTCAAATTCGTGCTTCTTTTGAAGAGCTGCCGACATATCAAGCGTTTCAATATAGGCATCAAGCATTTGCTCCTCGCATTCAAGTTTCATTGCCTTAATAACCTTGATGTCATTCTCAAACTTAAACACCTTATCTCTTATTTCCTGTTTGATTGTTTCAAGCTTACAGGTCTTGTTTTGCCATTTATTTGGTATAACTTTTTCAAGTTTGAGTACCTCGTAATAGTCAGGAAATTCTTCAACATAAAAGCTTGCAATTTCTTTTAGCTTTTCATCAACCTCTTTCTTTTCAAAGTCCTTAACCTGCGTATCAATGTTATTTACGCCTTTGTCGATAATTTCAACAAGTTCTTTGACTTGTTTTTCAAAGTTTTCAAGCGGTGAGATGTACTCTTTTTTCACCTCAACTTTTTTGTCATTTAAAGCCTTTTTGAGTTTATTAAGCGTTGCCTTGTCACTCTTTGCAGACTTTAAATCATCCTCGGTTACCGCAAGAGTTTCATAAGGCTTGATTTTTTTGGAAAGTTCAGCCTTTAACTCCTCAAAATTGAAAACAATCGCATTTGGTATTGATTGCTTAATGTCAGTAGATAAATTAAATTCCATAATGATTTCCTTTCATATTTCAGGTAATATTAAATTTGGTGATTTTCGAGTTTGAACGCAATTCCAAAACTCTTTTTCTTTATGTAACAGATATTCCATATCTGCCTTAATCTGCTCATTGTCACGCTCAAAATAGTAATCTCTCACAGTATGGCGTAGCTCTGTACCTTTGTAATAACGAATATCAGCTCGTAATATTGCGAAATCGTATCCTGTTGCAAGAAATTGATGTAAAATTTGCGTGTAGTAATAATCAGGTACTTGTCCGTTCCAATGCTCCCATTGGCTTGATTGCTGAATGGTAGTTGTTTTAATTTCAAGTACGCCGTTCTTATTACCTCCGATAATGTGACCGTCTAAGGTTGCAAAAAGCCATGGCTCATTCGGTCTGTTAGCAATCATTCCAAATTCGTCATATTCAACCTTATAACCCGGATAATCAAGCTCAAACAGCCCTCTTACAAGTTCTTCGGCTTTTTTGCCATACATAACTTCGGCTTTTTTGCCTATATCCTCAGGCTCTCGCTGTCCTGTTTTTTCTTGCCACAGTTCAACATTCGTTTTCCAAGGATTTACGCCGATGATACAGCTTGCCTCGCTTGCACCTATTCCCTTTTTGCGTTCTTTGAGCCATTCCTCACGATTTGTAGTTTTTTTCATATGTACCCTCTGCAATGCTTAAACACGCATACCAACCACTTTGTCTATCATCAAATATACAGTTATCAAATTCGCTGTATTCATCAATAAACGGCTCTGTATACTCTTGTTTAGCTTCTTTTTCTTCAAGGTCGGTTGCGAGCAAAAGAAATGCAATGATAATCATAATAAAGCCACAAAGCATTAAAACAGTTGTTATTAACTGAACTAAAATATCAGTATCGTCAACGATAAAGCCAAGCATATATAAAGAACCGCCGACAATACCGAAAACTATTCTTTTATTCTTATTCATTAAAATGCGCTCCTCTCAACATATTGTGGTGGTAATAACAAGCTTGCATTGTATCGCCTTATCATGTCGTCACAGGTATCGGTTTCCTTTTTCTGCGTTAAACAGTGGCTACGCAGTGGGCAATAATTACATCTTTCCATATTCGTCCTCCTCGACAGGCTGAATACCTGTAACTTCAAAAAATTTATTTCTGTTGATATAGAAATTCCATCTGCCATTACTGCAAACAGCACGACCGAATTCTAATCGTCCGTCAATAATGCCCTGTCGAATAAAGCATGGGTTTTTATGCATCAGCTTTGCCGCCTCTGCTATTTTCATTGTTTCTGTGTTTTTGTACTTTGACATACTTAATCACTCCTTGATTTTTATTTTCAAGTGTGATACAATCAATTTGCTAAGGGTGTATCACACCTTGCCGGCTGTGTTTTTATGCAGTCGGCTTTTTTCATTTAACAGATTCGTAATTAAAGCACCAATTAAAATACGGATGCTTAATATCAATGTTGTTTTCATTGCAATGGTTTACCGCTCTGTTAAAATGAATGCAATATTTACAGCATTTAATTTCTTCGTCCATAACGCACCTCGTAACATCTAATCACCTCAAATCCTTGTTGTTGGCTGTTTGTCAACTTTCTAATTAAAAAAATAAGCATCTTTTTCGTTTTCAATGCCTAAAATTTTACTCAAAAGTTGTATTTCACTTCCCTTAAATTCAGTTTTACCATTAATCTTATAATTAAGAGAAGTCGGCGAAATGCCCAGACATTCAGCAATCTTCTTTTTTTCAATGTTTTTTTCAATAATTTTCGCTTTCAACATATTAACATTGACCATCAATATACACCTCCAATCTTTTTGTTGGCTGTCTGTCAACATACTCAATATAGCACATAGTTGACTTCAAGTCAACAGTTTTTTTGAATTTTTTTCAAATTTATTGACATTTAGTCAACATTGTGCTATATTGATGACAAAGGAAGTGATTGAATGTCCGAAACAATGTATGACCGTATAAAAAGATTAAGAATTGAAAAAGAAATGTCACAAGAAGAATTGGCATTAAAATGTGGATATACAAGTCGTTCTACAATTAACAAAATTGAAAAGGGCGAAAGAAATATTACCGGGGACAAAATACAAGCAATAGCGCAAGCTTTAGGTGTTAAGCCATCATATCTTATGGACGGTGATACCTATGATAATACAATAGATATATTTTCTATCAATGGAATAAATCCTATTCCAAAAACATATAAGCGCCCACGCTTAGGCACTATCGCTTGCGGTGAGCCTATTCTTGCTGAGGAAAACATTGAGACATACGACGATATCCCTGATAACATAAAATGTGATTTTACATTAGTATGTAAAGGCGACAGTATGATTAATGCTCGAATCAATGACGGCGATATTGTTTATATCAAGCAACAAAGTCAAGTCGATAATGGTGAAATAGCCGCCGTGTTGATTGACAACGAGGCTACACTCAAAAGGGTTTACATATATGAGGATAAGGTTGTACTTCAGCCTGAAAATACAAAATATCCCCCTTTTGTATATACAAAGGAGGATATGAATAACATTAGAATATTAGGTAAGGCTGTAGGCTTTACAAGTTTATTGAACTAATATAAATCGAGGAGGAAAAATTATGGGTACAAATGATGTTAATTTTAGATATTTAATAGAAGGTGCTTTCACCCATATAAACGGTTTACCTTTAGGCGACGGTGATATTGTAAATGCGTATTGGTGCAATGACCGGATAGTGTTCAAAGCAAACGGCAATGAATACAATTTACCATTCAGTAACCTAATGAATGTATGTATAAAAACTAATGGTGAAATATTAAATCAATATGAAGCAGGAAACGCATCCGAAGCGACTGCTTTTAATGAACTTGGAGCATTGCTAAGCGACAAAGCAAATACTGATAAAACAACACCATATTTAGTTTTTACATATAAAAGTAAAGACGGACAATCTACCAAATATGTAGCACTTGAAATAAATCAATTTAATAATTCTACTGCAAACAAAATAGTTGATTATTTCGCCAATTTACCCCAAAGCATTCCAAAACCAACTCCTCCTATTCAGCCAACTGTAGCACCGACAATAACAGAAACACCACAAACACCTGTTCAGCAACCTGTTAAGCCTAAAAAGAAAAAACACGGTTGCTTAGTTACAATAATAATATTTGTTATTATCTGCGCTGTAATCGGCATAGTAGGCTCAAATGCAGGAAACAGCGAAAGTGCAAAAGCTAAAACTCAAATTGAGGCACTTGTAAATCAACCTTTGTCGGATGCTATGACAAAAGTTGATGAGTTAGGATATACGGCAAAATATTATTATGACAACGGAAAAGACAACAACGATTATACATCTTATGTAGAAGAAACGCTTTCTAACGATAAAAAGCAAATGAAGAAATGGGTTATTACCCGGTACAAAGACATCAATAAAGATGATAAAACCGTGACACTATTCATAAATACGAAAGAAAATGTTTCTTCCCAAAAGCAAGTACAAGAAGAAGTAAGCGCTCTTGAAAACAAATTAGGACACATAGAAGCTTGTCAAGCTGCGGAAGAATACGGAAAAAAGCAATATCCTTACGGCTTTAAATTGCACTATATGTCAGGTATGTACGGATATGCAGTAAGTGGTAAAAATAAAGACACTTGGAAAATAAAATGTACAGCAACAATTACAAATGCTTATAACGCATCACAAGAAGTTGACTGTGAATTTAAAGTAACAGGCACAAATGAATCACCTGAAATCGTTTCATTTGATGTCTATTAAAAACAATTAAATAAAAAAGACCCCTACAACCTCGCCAAAGGTCATAGGGGCGATAGCAAAGTGCGATATACACAAAACTACCTCGCAAATAGTAGTATATCACACTCTGCTTGTTATTTCAAGTAGGGTATTTTTATACCCTTTTTTAAAAAAAAGAAAGGGATACAAAATTGAAAAACGCAAACGGATATGGCAGTATCACCAAACTAAAAGGTAATCGCCGTAAACCATATATGGTTAGAATAACCGTAGGACGAGATGAAAACGGTTTTCCGATAAGAAAGGTATTAGGATACTACTCGTCAAAAGCTAATGCCGTGGCGGCTCTCTCCGACTATAACAGAGAGCCTTATGATATTGCAAGTAGGAAATTAACTTTTTCGGATATATATAATAAATGGATAGAAACAAAAGAATTCGATAAGCTGTCAAAAAGTGCTCAAAAATGTTAAAAAGCGGCATACAAAAACTATGAAATCATCCACAATAAAGTGTTCGCCACACTAAAAATATGCGATATGCAAAATTGTATTGATGATAACGAAAGCGGATATACTTCTAACAGAGATATGAAAAACCTCGCAAGCAAATTATATCAATACAGTATGGTACAGGAAATAGTATCGCAGAACAAAGCTAAAATGCTTGATGTAGGTTCTCCAGCAAAGACAAAAGGTGCAAGAATACCGTATTCTGATGAAGAAATCGATATACTTTGGAAACATACAGATGATGACATTGTAAAACTGATTTTGATATACATTTATACCGGCGTAAGATGCAATGAATTACTTTACCTCAAAAAAGAAAATTTACATCTTGATGAGCAGTATTTTGAAGTAGTTAAAAGTAAAACTGATTCAGGTATTAGAATAGTGCCTATTGCTGATGTCATTGTTCCTTTTTTCAAATACTTTTGCGATAAATCACAAAGTCAATGGGTTATAACAGCTGAATACGGTGGCAGACTTGCTGACAGTTGGTACAGAAAGCAACAGCAAAGTGTATTAACTTCATTATCGATGAAACACACTACGCACGAGGCACGGCACACCTGCATTACTCAAATGACAATACATAATGTAAATGAAA